CCAGTTTGGATACATAGAAACCTTGTAACAACAGTATTTATTGGGTTTGGAGTCCCTAATGGGTCCCTAAATTACATACTTTCTAAAATTTTAGTTGTTTTTTTGTCCTCTTCATTAAATTTTTCTTCTAACAAATGAGAATACACGGATGTAGTTATTGCTATATTTTTATGACCTAATCTTTTAGAAATGTAATGTATAGATATACCTTTTGCTAGTAAATAAGAACAATGAGTGTGTCTTAATGCGTGCGATGTAATAATTGGTATATTATTGACTCTACAGGCTGATTTCAAAGCATTATTGATAGCCTGAAGGTTAATTATAGATCCGGCTTCTTTGAAAATGTAACCATCATAGCTAATTGCAAATGTACTTATGACGTCCATAATGTGTTTCATATCAGATTTAGCGATACTGATATATCTAGGGGAAGTATCGGTTTTTCGCTCGTCAATAAATATAGTGTTTTTCACTTGGTTGATATGCTCAATCTTTATATTTCTTGCACCACTGACACGACAACCCGTACAAATCATTATGAATAGCGCTAATGATGAACGAGTTCTCTTCTTTCTGACGTGATCTTTTAGTATTTCATATTCAGTTACCGAGATGAATTTTTCTTGTTCTGACTTCGTAGGTTTTCCGGCTTTATAATTAACTTTATAAGCGGGGTTTTTAAAAATAAGTCCATCATATAATGCGTCATCTAAAGCTGACCGAATAGCACCGTTTGTTTTTCTTATAGTTTCTTTTGCGTGTTCTTTTGAATAGTCGTTTATGAATTTCTGATAAACTTGTCTATTTATCTTTGATAACTCCATTTTACCTATTTTATGTTTTTGTATATGTTGTAATGCATTTCTATAATGACGGTAGGTATTTTCTTTAACAACAGGTTGTTTATATGTTTTAATCCAATTTTCGAAGTATTCTGCAAGAGTTATATAGTTATCTATATTAAAACCACTTCTTAACTCATTTAACTTGTCTAGTCCAGCAGAATTAGCTTCACGCTTTGTTCTAAAACCTTTCTTACGGTATCTTTTTCCTTCATGCTTAAATTCATATTGCCATTTTTTACCATCGTAACAACGTGTTTTCATGCGTTCCCTCCTCAAAATTGGCAAAAAATAATAAGGGTAGGGGGGCTACCCAAAATTTAGTACTAGGTACTAAATATGTTATAATAAAATAAAAAGTAGGTGATAAGATGACTCAATTTCTAGGGGCGCTTCTTCTTACAGGAGTTTTAGGTTACATACCATATAAATATCTAACAATGATAGGTTTAGTTAGTGAAAAAAACAAGATTATCAATACTCCTGTATTATTGATTTTTTCTATTGAAACATGTTTGATATGGTTTTATACTTTTATAATTTTTAATAATGTTGATTTAAAAAATTTGAGTTTACTTCAGTTGCTTACAGGTCTAAAAGCAAATATTTGGTTTCTAATTATTTTTGTTTTAACAGTGCTTGTATTTAATCCTTTAATTGTTAAATTCATTATCTGGTTAATTAATGAAACAAGAAAGTTTATGAATTTGGATTGTATAAGCTTATTAGACAAAAGAGACAAGTTGTTTAATAACAACGGTAAACCAGTATTTATAGTTATTAAAGACTTTGAAAACAGAATCATTGAAGAGGGTGAACTTAAAACCTATAATTCAGCTGGTAGCGATTTCGATTTACTAGAGGTTGAGCGACAAGATTTCAAAGTATCTGATTTACCGTCAAACGATGAATTGTATATTAAACATACACTTGTAGACCTTAAACAACAAATTAAATTGGATTTATATTTAATGAATGAATATTAATCTTTTTTCTTAGCTTTTTCTGATAAAGTGCTTTTTAAGTTTTCGCTGGCACCCGGCTTTTCAAAACTTTTGTTTATTGGGTTACTACGAGTAGCTTCTTGTTTTTTGTTTTTATCCGCCATAAAATTCTCACCACCATTCAACGTCTACACTTGTAGGCGTTTTTTGTTTAGTAAAATCATAATGAATCTTCTTTGGTTAACTTATCGCCATCTAATTTTTGTGAAATAAATTCCAAGTATTTACGCGCATTATGTGACGATAAATCTTTAGGTAACTCATAAGTGAATGGTTGATTACCACTAGTTAAAACTTCATATACTATAGTTTCTTTTTTTATTTTGCAATTAGTTATTTTCATTATAAACTTCCTTTCAAACACTGCTGAAATAGACGTCTTTTTGATTAAACTTTATATTCTACATGTATTCGTAATCCATAGTCTGATTCTTTAGTAACAATTTTCTCTTCTAAATAATCTAAAGTTTTATACTTACCACCGTTAATATATGCGTTACAAGAAACGGTGTCTTCTATATAATTGACTAACCTTGAAGCATACTCTCTAGGCACATATCCAACGTGAAATTCAGAGTATTCATTTGAAATCATAACTTTTATCGCGTTTTCATCATAAGGATTATCCGGTTCTTTTTGTAAGAATACACCAGGAATAACCTCGTAATCAGGAATTTCATACACCTTGTCTTCATAAAGCAATTCTTCTTTAAGTTCATTCCCTTTCAAATCACTATACAAGAAAAAGAAAGCGTCGTTAGTTTTCTTTTTTTTGATAAGTTTCTTTAATTCTTTTCTACGACCCTCATAATTTAATCCTACGACGTCGAAAATTTCAACTTTAGTTTGTTCATCGTCATCATTAATAAGTAGATTATCATCTGGAATAATTGTTTCCCTATTCCTAGATAATTGCATATAAGTTTTTAAAATTGAGATAAATCCTGTTAAAGGAGAATTTGTTACGAAATAAAACGTTATTTTTCTATTATCGTTTAATGTTAAAGAAGCTTGGTTTTTCCAAATAGTAACAACAGTATTGTAATCTACCACGTCTGATAACGAAATTTTAAATATATAATCTTCTTCTTTCCTTATAAAACAAATTTCCTCATGTGAAATGAATATAGAACCAATTCTCCTCTTGTCTCCGTCGAATTTTATGTCACAACTGTCGCTGATTATTGGTTCAAAGTAACTGTATTGATCTGATAATATTTTTTCATCTTGCTTTCTAGGTTTCATTTTACTATCTCCTATAAAATTACTTTCCCTACTAACCTCACACTTTCATTTCTATAAAAGTGAAGGTCGCGGTATTCTTTGTTCAGTGAGACTAGAGTCAATCTATCATCTTCAACAAAAACTTTCTTAACGTAAGCTTCTTCTTCAATAATGAATATACCAATTTGGCCATTTTTTATATTATGAGTTTTCTCTACGAATATAATTTCACCGTCTTTAAACATAGGTTCCATAGAATCACCGTTTACTTTTAATGCTAAATCATGTGGTGGGATAGGTGCTTTAACCATTTCGGTAAACAATGTTTCACCGTGTAGACGTTCTCCTACACCAGCAGAGACACAACCATTGACGTTAACTGCAATTCTATCCTGTTTATATGAATTAATATCGACAATATTATCGCCTTTAGTATTCTGTTCATCTAATTGCTCGTTTGCATAGTTAAGCACATTTTTTTGTCTTGGAGGCGTGAGTTTACTGTATATGGAAGCGATGTCGTTATTTTCAATTTTTCTATTCTTAGAAATATCAAAACCCATAAGCCACGCTTCGTTAACGTTTAAAGCCTTTGCTAGTTCAAAGACTTTGTCTTGTTTCGCTTCATATTTTCCATTTAAATAATCGCTAATTGAGTTTCTGCCAATACCAGTCCTTCTTGATAGCTCTGATTGAGATATCTTCCGTTCAGACATAATTTGCTTTAATCTATCCTTAAAACTGTTCATATTTCTGAACACCTCCTAAGAATATAATACTACGTACAATGACGATTATCAATAATTTTTAACAAATGTTGTACAGAAAAATGTATTTTATGTGTTGACTTATTTAAACAAAGGTGTTTTAATTGATTTGTACAGAAAACCGAACAAGAAGGGAGGTGAGTTTATGATATACAATTTCGATTATAGTTTGCTGTACGAAAGAATGGCAGAGTATAGATATAGCCAAAGTTCTTTAGCGAACGCAATCCCTATTTCAAGGACATCTATTAATCACAAGTTGCAAGGAAAAAATTTATTCACACAATGGGAAATAAAACGAATCTGTGAATTATTAGAAATCCCACCAACAAAAGTAGGTAGATATTTTTTTGAACAAAATGTACATAAAACTGTACAAACATCTTAAAAGGAGGAACGAACAATGCAAGCATTACAAACATTTAATTTTAAAGAGCTACCAGTAAGAACAGTAGAAATTGAAAACGAACCTTATTTTGTAGGAAAAGATATTGCTGAGATTTTAGGATATGCAAGAGCAGACAATGCCATTAGAAATCATGTTGATAGCGAGGACAAGCTGACGCACCAATTTAGTGCATCAGGTCAAAACAGAAATATGATCATTATCAACGAATCAGGATTATACAGTCTAATCTTCGATGCTTCTAAACAAAGCAAAAACGAAAAAATTAGAGAAACCGCTAGAAAATTCAAACGCTGGGTAACATCAGATGTCCTACCAGCTATTCGCAAACACGGTATCTACGCAACAGACAATGTAATTGAACAAACATTAAAAGATCCAGACTACATCATTACAGTGTTGACTGAGTATAAGAAAGAAAAAGAGCAAAACTTACTTTTACAACAAGAAATCGGAGAGCTAAAACCCAAAGCAGATTATGTTGATGAAATCTTAAAATCAACTGGCACATTAGCTACAACTCAAATCGCGGCAGACTACGGTATATCAGCACAAAAGTTAAACAAACTACTACACGAAGCTAGATTACAACGAAAAGTAAATAAACAGTGGGTGCTTTACTCAGAACACATGGGCAAGAGTTACACAGAATCAGACACTATAGCAATTGTACGCTCTGACGGTAGAGAAGACACAGTTTTACAAACTAGATGGACACAAAAAGGCAGATTGAAAATACATGAAATCATGACTGAATTCGGTTATGAAGCTAACGTAACTGCTTAACAGGAGGAACTAACAATGCAAGCTCAAAACAAAAAAGTCATCTATTACTACTATGACGAAGAAGGTAATAGACGACTATTATCAATTGGGAATTTGGAACATTATTTATTAGCAGATATCAAATCAAGGTTTGATTTATATAAAAAGAAAATACCTGACTTAGATAATCTGTTCGTTCAAATAGACGGTGTTGAATTTAAATTACTATAGCCCGAGCATCTTGTTAACGACTGACGATGCGATTTGTTGAATTATAGGGATTGAAACCGAAGAAACTTTTGACGCTTTAGCTTTAGTTTCTCTCCAAACTTCGACATCTCTAACATCATCCAAAAGGTTGTGACCTGAAAAATTCATATGTTTAACAAAATAACCTTCCATATAGAATTCAGCGTCTATATAACCTGCACCGGTCAATTGTTTAACAGTGTATTCGATGTCTTCACGTGAGAAATTTTTAATTGTATTTTCTAGGTCTTCATTATCTAGAACATTATTTAATTTTAAATCACTCTCTATAACTAAAAGAACTTCACGTATGCAATCGTGTTTTAACTTCATACGAATTCACCTCCTTAATAGGAGTATAGCAGAAAGGAGCACAAACAATATGCAAGCATTACAAACAAAATCGAACATAGGCGAAATGTTCAACATACAAGAAAAAGAAAATGGAGAAATCGCAATCAGCGGTCGAGAACTTCATCAAGCATTAGAGGTTAAGACTCCATACAAAAAATGGTTTGAAAGAATGAGTGATTACGGATTTGAAGAAAATATCGATTATATAGTCACGGACATTTTTGTCCATAACCCACTAGGAGGTCGTCAGAATCAAACTGACCACGCACTCACACTAGACACTGCAAAAGAGATTGCAATGATTCAACGTAGTGAACCTGGCAAACGTGCAAGACAATACTTCATCCAAGTTGAAAAAGCATGGAATAGCCCAGAAATGATTATGCAACGTGCTTTAAAAATTGCTAACAACACAATCAATCAATTAGAAACAAAGATTGAACGTGATAAACCAAAAATTGTATTTGCAGATGCAGTAGCTACTACTAAGACATCAATTTTAGTTGGAGAGTTAGCAAAGATCATTAAACAAAACGGTATAAACATCGGGCAACGCAGATTGTTTGAGTGGTTACGTCAAAACGGATTCCTTATTAAACGCAAGGGTGTGGATTATAACATGCCTACACAGTATTCAATGGAACGTGAGTTATTCGAAATTAAAGAAACATCAATCACACATTCGGACGGTCACACATCAATTAGTAAGACGCCAAAAGTAACAGGCAAAGGACAACAATACTTTGTTAATAAGTTTTTAGGAGAAAAACAAACATCTTAATAGGAGGAACGAACAATGCAAGCTCAAAACAAAAAAGTCATCTATTACTACTATGACGAAGAAGGTAATAGACGACCCGTTAATATTCAATACAACGATGGCTACGACTTAATGATAGACCAGCGTTTTATTGAAATGACGCTTGAAAGACATCCGCATTTAAAAAATAACTTTTATGGATTAATAGATGGAAAAGAATTTAAGTTAGATTAAATTTTTGTGTTAGATAATTAAAAGCTAATTTGCTTAGCAATGTTACGGACATACTAGTGGTTTTGTTTGCGACTTTTTTAACTTCTTTCCAAGTGTGATTGTCTCGGATATTATCTAAAAATTCATGCCCTGACCAAGTTATATCGTTAATTGTATAACCATAAATATGTCCATCTTCCCAACCGAATTTAACACTAACATACTTTGCTTCTTCCAGTTTTAATAATGCATACATTACAGTTTCAAAATCATATTTTCCAAATACAACATTATCTTTGAAATTGTATTCGGTGAGCGGTTCACCAATCTTTTTATTAGTTTCAATTTCTAACAAAAGATGTCTAACACAATCATGATCTAATTTCATACTTATCACTACTTTAGGTTGATAACAACATTATACACGAAAGGAAAGATAGAAATGCCACATATTTTAAACGTAACAGTTCCAATACCTGAAACACACGTGCTTATCACAAAAGATGAATATGAAGAGTTAATAGCTTACTCATTAGACCCTGTATGGAACATGAGCGACTTAAAGAAGAAATTAAAAATTGCATCTGATGAAACAATCAAAGACAGGTTATTATTTCACCCTAGACTCGAAAAAGAGTTAAGAGCACAAGGTATCGTACATTATCCTGATGAGAATTTTAATCGTTGGAGGTTTAACGCAAGAAGGATGCATAAGTTTGTAGATGAACATTTTAATGAGATTTACAAAGGAGGGCACAACAAATGAGTAAAACTTATAAAAGCTACCTAGTAGCAGTACTATGCTTCACAGTCTTAGCGATTGTACTTATGCCGTTTCTATACTTCACTACAGCATGGTCAATTGCAGGATTCGCAAGTATCGCAACATTCATATTCTATAAGGAATACTTTTATGAAGAATAAAAAAACTGCTACTTGCGCCAACAAGTAACAGTAACAAACATTTAAGAAATAAAATTCAAGTTAAATATAAAACGAAAAACGGAGGAAGTCAACCATGACTAAAAATTATAAAGACATGACGCAGGAAGAAATAAAAGACTTATTATCTGAAAAAACGGCAGAATTGTATGAATTAGCGAAAGAAATTAAGGGAGAAAGTAAATTTGATATTTTGCTTTTCTCATCAATAGGAGTTATCGACGGAGATTATTTAGCAGGTTCAAGTTCTGTGATTGGTCATACTTTTGATCTTGCTTACTTATTGGATAGCACTAAGAGTTATAAAGATATTGTCAATGTTCTCCAAATGTGTAAATCACAAAAAATTCTCGGTATAGATGACGACAAGGAGGACTAAAACAATGTATTACAAAACGGGTGACGTATGTCGAAAAATATTTAATGTAGATGGCTTTGATTTTCAATTAAGAGTTAAGAAGCGAGCATATAGTGTCGAAATAGTCGTTTTAGATCATGAAGGAAATTCAATTGACGGGCTACTAGTTTCTGACGAGAACGATCTATACACAGCTTTAGATATTTTGAAACAAAGTATTTATGAATGGATTGAAAATAACACAGATGAACAGGACAGACTAATTAACTTAGTCATGAAATGGTAGGTATAAGCATGAGAGATACAGAAAGAAATATATTGAATATTTTTAAGACGTTATTCGACGAATATACTTTGTCAAACCAACGAGCATTATTGGAAATTGAACGTAATCATCACGGATACTTATCGATTAATTTCTTGCACTATCACGACAGTTACAAAACAAACAATAAGCTTGTGCAGATACATGAAATCAATCCAGACAGCCATGAACGAATAAAAAATTTAATTATCGAGGTGCTAAGAGGTCATCGGAAGATTAAAAAAGGAGCATGAGGAAAGATATGAAAATAAATAAGTTAACTATATCGAACTTTGCTGGAATCAAAGAAGAAAAATTTAACTTTGACGGTAAAGATGCAAAAATATACGGCAATAATGCGACTGGCAAGACTACAACAGCAACCGCATTACAATGGCTGCTTTTCGATAAGGGTTTAGACGGTTCAACCAAATCATTTAACCCTGTACCTTTAAACGAAAAAAACGAAGAAAATTATGAGTTAATTCCGACTGTTTTCGCAGAATTTGAAATCGACGGAAAAATTACGACTTTTAAAAAAGAGTCACATCCTAAATACACAATAAATCAAAAAACGAATCGCAAGGAATACTCACGAAGTCGAACGAAGAAACAATATATCAATGATGAATCAATAAAAGTAAAGGATTATAAAGCTCGTATTGATGAACTGATTGATGAAGATGTATTCAAGTTAATTACGAACCCTCAAGCATTTAACTTACTAGATTGGAAGAAACGAAGAAGTTTGTTGTTTGAAATCGCTAAACCAATCAATGATGAGGATGTCATTAAAACAAATGATGATTTTAAAGAACTAAATAATATTCTTGGAGATCACGAAATTGAAACAAAGAAAAAGATTCTTACAGACAAGATAAAACAGATTAACAAAGATATCAAAGATATTCCGATACGTATTAACCAAACGCAACAAAATAAGCAGGATGTACCGGAATTCGATAATGATAGACACACAATCATAAAACAAGAAATTGAGCAACTTGAAAATGAGCGTATAGATATTCAAAACGGTGCAGAAGAAATTAATTTGCGTAACCAATTAGCTGATAAACAATCAGAATTGAAGCGCATAGAAGCTAATAATAGCGCCAGTAATGAGAACAAAATACATGCTTTAACAAATGAGCTACACGTTGAAAATGGAACGGTTGCGAATCTTAAAACAAGATTAAAGCAAAACAAACAACAAATTACACATGAAGAAAATCGACGTAATCAATTATTAGAAAATCATAAAGGATTAAAAAGTGATTTAGAAAAAGCTAAAAATCAAAAATTTGAATATCTTGATGACAATGTATGTAGTTGTTGTGGTCAACAGTTACCAGCTGAACAAGTGAGTGAGGTAAGAGAAAAAGCATTGCAGAAATTCAATGCAAACAAATCGAAAGAATTAGAAACAATACAAACATCTATCAATCACATTATTTCAGAGGGCAAGAAAATAAAGCCAATTATCGAGAAATTAGAGGATGACAACAATAATTTACAAATTAAAATCAACGAAGCAGAAGAGCGTTCAGCAAGAATACAAAACAAAATTAATAAGTTGAAAACAACTCACGTTGACGTTACGCAAACTGACGAATACAAAGCAGTAATGTTAGAGATAAATGAGATTAATCAAAAACGCTCTAACATCAGGAAAACTATTCAAGATAAAGTTTCAGGAATAGATGACAAAATAAGCGAACTTACTCAAGAAAAATCAGAAATTGAAGTGTCAATATCAATCGAAAAATCAAATAAACATCTAGATGATGTTATTTCTGAATTAAGAAATGAAGAAGACAGATTATTGGATGAAAAAGAAAAGTATTCACATGACCTTTATATCTTAAAAGAATTTACAACAACAAAAGTCAAAATGCTTACTGAAAACATCAATAACGAATTTGATATTGCTGAATTTAAGCTATTCAATACCTTAGTTAACGGCGAATTAGAAGAAACATGTTCAACAACGGTTAATGGTGTCGAGTATGACAGCGGTTTAAATAACGCCTCAAGAATTAATGTTGGCTTAGATATCATCAACACACTATCAAAACATTTTAAAGTTACAGCGCCAATATTTATTGATAATGCTGAATCAGTAACAGAGCTTATCAAAACAGAATCACAACAAATTCAATTGATAGTAAATGAACAAGATAAAAAATTAAGAATGGAGACTATATAAAATGACTGAAAATAATAAATTACAAACTATTGAACAACAATTAGTACAAGAAAAGAACGTATCTGACAACGTATTAAACAAAGTGAGAGTTTTAGAGTCACAAGGCAATTTGGAATTGCCAAATGATTATTCACCAAGTAATGCCATGAAACAAGCATGGTTACAAATCAGCCAAGATAACAAATTAATGAGTTGTAACGATACAAGCAAAGCAAATGCCTTATTAGACATGGTAACGCAAGGTTTAAATCCAGCTAAAAATCAATGCTACTTTATTCCTTACGGCAACAAAATGCAGTTACAACGTAGCTATCACGGTAATGTAATGATGTTAAAACGTGATGCAGGTGCTCAAGATGTTGTTGCTCAAGTGATTTATAAAGGCGATACATTCAAGCAAGAAATGGGAGAAACAGGACGTATCAAAGCGATTAAACACGAACAAGACTTCTTTAACATCGACAAAGAAAACATTATCGGTGCGTACTGCACAATCGTATTTAATGATGGACGAGATAACTATATTGAAGTCATGACTATTGAACAAATTAAACAAGCATGGATGCAGTCATCAATGATTAAAGATGAAAAAGCATTACAAAATTCTAAAACACATAATAATTTCAAAGAAGAAATGGCTAAAAAAACAGTTATCAATAGAGCTGCTAAACGTTATATCAACACATCAACAGATAGCAATCTTTTCAAATACGCACAAGAATCCGAACAACGTCAACGCAAAGAAGTGTTGGACGCAGAAGTTGAAGAAAATGCAAATCAAGAACAATTGGACTTTGAACAACCAGTTCTTGAAGAAGCACAATACACAGAATTAGAAAATGATAAGCCTATTGATGTATCTGACTTTGAAGAAATAAAAGAACCTGCAACAGAAAAAGAAAGCGAAGAAGAGCCATTTTAATTGAAACAATAGCAACTGGTTCAAGTGGTAACTGCTACGTCTTAAATGATGGACGTACTACGTTACTATTTGAGGCAGGTATAAAATTTGAACGTGTTCAAAAGCATTTCAAATATAAAACAAGACATATAGCAGGGTGTCTTATCACACACGAACATGGTGATCATGCAAAGTATACAAAGCAGTTTGTCGACAATGGTGTAATCAGCTATATGACTGCTGGAACACAACAAGCTATGAATTTTGAAAGTCATCGCTTATGCACGATTAAGGCAAAGCAAGAGCTGCGAATAGGCACATGGTCAATTCTACCGTTTGACATCGAACATGATGCTAACGAGCCTGTGGCTTTCTTATTACAAAGCACACTAGGTTATAAGGTTCTGTATGTTACTGATACAAAGTATTTGAAATACAAATTTAATGGCATTACGCACATGATGCTAGAAGTTAATTATATCTATGAACAAATGCAAGAAAACATAAAAAACGGCAGTGTGCACAGCACATTAGCAAACAGAATTATGGAGTCTCATTTTAGCTTAGAACATGCTATCGGAATGTTAAAAGCAAATGATTTAACTAGACTCGAAGAAATACATTTAATTCATTTAAGTAGTCAAAATTCAAATGCAAAATACATTAAAAGTGAAATACAAAAAGTGACGGGCGCGCCCGTTTATTTTGGAGGTTTATAAATGCTAAACAGAACAATATTAGTTGGTCGTTTAACTAGAGACCCAGAATTAAGAACCACTCAAAGTGGTGTAAATGTAGCATCATTCACATTAGCAGTTAACCGTACATTTACAAATGCACAAGGCGAGCGCGAGGCAGACTTTATTAATATCATCGTATTTAAAAAACAAGCAGAGAACGTTAATAAATACCTATCTAAAGGATCGTTGGCGGGCGTAGATGGTAGGTTACAAACGCGGAACTATGAAAATAAGGAAGGTCAACGTGTATACGTTACGGAAGTTATTGCTGATAGTATTCAATTTTTAGAACCGAAAAACTCAAATGACACTCAACAAGATTTATATCAACAACAAGTACAACAAACACGTGGACAATCGCAATATTCAAATAACAAACCAGTAAAAGATAATCCGTTTGCGAATGCAAATGGTCCGATTGAACTAAATGATGATGATTTACCATTCTAATTTAACCGGTTTGAAAGTGAGGTGTGTATATGACTGGTTGGATAAGTATTGATCGCTCAATTCAAAATCATTGGCTATTTAAAGAAAAGAGAACATTTTCAAAGTTCGAAGCATGGATATATTTACTCATGGAAGCGAATCATTCAGAGGCAAAAGTGCCTATAGGAAACCAAATTGTAACCGTTGAAAGAGGACAAAGATTAACATCTATTTTGACCTTGTCTGACCTTTTTGACTGGTCACGATTTAAAGTGAAAACCTTCCTTGACTTACTCGAGAGTGATGGAATGTTAGAAGTCAAAACAACATCAAAATATACCCTTATAACCATTGTCAATTATGACTTTTATCAAAGTGAGCAGGGCAGGAACCAACATCAAAACGACATCAAACCAACATCAAAACAACATCAGTCAAACATCAACCCAACATCAAAACAACATCAAACCAACACAAACAATAATGATAATAAAGATAATAATGAAAAGAATGTGAATAATGAGAAGAAGAAGGTAACCGCCTTCGACTTCTTCCAAGATAACGGATTCGGTTTCATAACTCCTTACAATTTAGACGATTTAAATTACTATCTTGATTCATTTGAAAATGATTCAGATGAAATAGTTACCGCATCACTTAAAATCGCTAAAGACAGAAACAAGGTTACTTGGGGATATGCTAAAAGCATTTTGAATACTTGGCTTAATGCAAACTTGAAATCTATTGAACAAGTACGTGCATTTGAAAAGCAACAACTTGAAAGCAAAAAACAAAATTATAAACCTTTCGTTAAACAATCAAAAGAAAAAACACCCAAATGGCTCACAGACAGCACGAGAGAAACGAAAACGCCGGAAGTAGATGAAAACCTTGAGAAAGACAGAGAAGCTTTTATTAAGCGTCTAAATAGCAAATGGGAGTGATTGAAAATGGATGCATTTGATAAATACTATCTATTTGATCATGACGGCAACAAAATGTTTTCAGTTACACCACATTTTAAAGATGGTCGGCATTTAGTTGTTGGAATAAAAGAAACAAAATTTAATGGTCGTCGTTGGTATTTAGACGATTATGAATTAAATACACTTATTGATAATGAACAAATGGAGTTAGGACACCAAACAAGCTTATTTGAATATATATGAGGGATTACATGGAGATAGAAATTAAATTTAATGAAGTGTTTAATGCGCCGATGGGGTCGCCTCGTCCACGCTTTCGTAAAACAGGTAGATTTGTTCAAACTTACATGCCAACGTCTTACACAAAGCATAAAGCGTATATACAAGGGCAAATGCCTAAGTTAAATCTAGAGCGCGCACTAAAAATCGAATTAGACTTTTACTTTCCATTGCTTAAATCGTGGTCGAAGAAAAAGAAAAGCGAAATGGTTGGGCAGTATAAAGTGACTAAGCCGGATATCGACAACTTAATTAAAACGGTATTAGATGCTTGTAATGGCCATGTATGGAAAGACGATAACCAAATTACAGAAATAACTAGCTCAAAGCGTTATGGAATTGAGCCCAAAATAATCATACGAATAGAAGAAATATAAGAGGTGGATAAAATGGCGAGAAAAGCAAGAATTGTAACAATAAACGATAAACCTTATAGGTTCAGTAAATTTGAAATGGAATTAATAGAAAGTCACGGTATAACCGCTGGAATGGTTTCTAAGAGAGTAAAAGACGGTTGGGAACTACATGAAGCAATGGACGCACCAGAAGGTACGCGTTTAAGCGAGTACAGAGAAAAGAAAACAATAGAAAGACTGGAACAAGCTAGACTCGAACGCAAATTGGAAAGAAAGCGAAAGAAAGAGGCTGAGCTAAGAAGAAAGAAGCCACATTTGTTTAATGTGCCTCAGAAACATCCAAGAGGACGTTATGCGTGCTACCTGATGGAAAACGACATATTCGTGAAAGTTAAGAAGTAGATCATGACAGATAACGCACGCAAAGAATACCTAAATCAATTCTTTGGATCTAAGAGATATCTGTATCAAGATAACGAACGAGTGGCACATATCCATGTAGCAAACGGCAATTATTACTTTCACGGGCATATCGTACCAGGTTGGCAAGGCGTAAAGAAGACGTTTGATACAGCCGAAGAGCTAGAAATATATATAAAGCAACATGGTTTGGAATACGAGAAACAGAAGCAACTAACTTTATTTTAGAGGAGATGGAAATGATGAATAACCGCGAACAAATTGAACAGTCCGTTATAAGTGCTAGTGCGTATAACGGTAATGACACAGAGGGATTACTAAAAGAGATTGAGGACGTATATAAGAAAGCGCAAGCGTTTGATGAAATACTTAAGGGTTTACCTAATGCTATGCAAGATGCACTCAAAGAAGATATTGGTCTTGATGAGGCAGTAGGGATTATGACGGGTCAAGTGGTCTATAAATATGAGGAGGAGCAGGAAAATGAAGAAATTTAATGTCCAAATCACATACGCTGGCATGATTGAAGAGACTATCGAGGCTGAAAGTTTAGAAGAAGCAGAAATTGAGGCGGATTTTATTGCGATATTTGAAGCATCATTTAATTATGATGAATATGAAATTAATGTAGAGGAGGCACAGGAAAATGAATAACACATTAACAATTGATCAATTACAAGAGTTATTACAAATACAAAAGGAGTTCGACGATAGAATACCAACGCTGAACTTACGAGATAGCAAAATAGCATATGTAGTTGAATTCTTTGAATGGTTTAATACATTGGAAACGTTTAAGAACTGGAAGAAGAAACCAGGTAAGCCGTTAGACGTACAACTTGATGAATTAGCTGACATGTTGGCGTTTGGATTGAGTATTGCGAATCAAGTAGGAGTGTCATCAGAAGAGATAAAAGAAGCGATTGAATCAAGTTTTAAAGATACAGAATTTCACAAAATGTTTAATTTTAAAGATAAAGAATTTGCTCAAGACGCAGTTGTTAGTACACCACAGATAATATTCAAAGAATTTTATCCCGACCAACAAGCAATTGTTATAGTGATAGACATAGCTTACAACTTATATTCTATCGACCAACTCATTGACGCATACAAAAAGAAAATGAAAAGGAACCACGAAAGACAAGATGGAACAGCAGACGCAGGAAAAGGATACGTGTAAAGACATCTTAGATCGAGTCAAGGAGGTTTTGGGGAAGTGAGCGACATGTTAGAAATATTTTTAATAGGGTTTGGCGTTTATCTCTTTTATCGCATAGCAATTATTTTTCTTAAGAGTAAAAAGACTATACACACAAACATATATGAAATGTTAATGCTTGCTACTATCTTTATGATATCTACATTTGCTTATAAACATCAAAAGACGCATATCTTAATAGCATTTTTAGTATTGTTTTTTATGAGTAAGCTCAAACAAGTTCAAGGGAGCTATGAGGAATGACACAATACTTAGTCACAACATTCAAAGATTCAACAGGACAACCACATGAACATTTTACTACTGCTAGAGATAATCAGACGTTTACAGTTGTTGAGGCAGAGAGTAAAGAAGAAGCTGAGCGCAAATACGAGGCACAAGTTAAGATAAGGAGAGATGGAGATGCCAAAGAAAACGGTAACGATTGATGTAGATGAAAACTTATTAGTAGTAGCTAGTAATGAAATATCAGAACTATTATATGAATATGACAGTGAGTTAATGTCAGCTGATGAAGATGGCGATAATAGAGATATCGAAGAAAAAAGAGACGCATTAAAACAAGCTATACAAATTATCGATAAATTAACATGGGGTGTTTAGTGGTGGTTAAAGAAATTTTGAGACTATTATTCTTACTAGCGATGTATGAGTTAGGTAAGTATGTAACTGAGCAAGTATATATTATGATGACGGCTAATGATGATATAGAGGCGCCGAGTGATTACGTCTTTCGAGCGGAGGTAAGTGAGTGATGTGGATTACTATGACTATTGTATTTGCTATATTGCTATTAGTTTCTATCAGTATTAATAGTGATCGTGCAAGAGAGATACAAGCACTCAGATATATGAATGATTATCTACTTGATGAGGTAGTTAAGACTAAAGGATACAACGGGTTAGAAGAATACAGGATTGAATTGAAGCGAATGAATAACGATATTAAAAAGTAATTTATATTATCGGAGGTATTGCATGTATAACAGGAAAGAAATACGTGAAATGATAGATAACTACAAGTGGATGAAGAACATAATAGACAGTAAAGTCTACGATAACGAAAGTACATCAATTGCACAATATGGTTATCAATCTGCGATGCCAAAAGCTAAAGGCACGACTAGCAATAAAGTGTTAGTGAAAGTTATAAACAAAAACAAAGCGCTTAGAAAGTACGATTACTTGATTAAGAAGATAGCGTTCATTGATGAATATGAAGAATACATCACGAATGAAAAAGATTATCATATTTTACAAATGTTAAAACAACGAGAAAGCCATAATAGGATTATGAGCATTCTTGATATAGGCAGAGACAATTTTTATTCTAGAGTAAAAGATATAGTAAATATACTTTATAACTTGCAACAAGAAACCGACACTTCGGACACATCGGACAGTTCGGACACATCGTACAAATCGTACACATCGGACTAATTTTGATGCTACATATTGTTTTTTATTATAATTGCTGTGTAGCAAAACATTTATATTTCTTTTGAACTCTCACATTAAGTGAGGGTTTTATTTTTATAAACAAGAGGTGGAGAATGGAGATATCAAAGTACCAAGAGATAGCTACACGTACACACAATGATGAATTGAATTTAAATGAATCTATTACTTGTTACGGCTTAGGTTTAACTCAATCTACAGGCAATGTTACAGATCTAATTAAACAGCATATGTTTTGTAATGTACCGATAGATAAAGGAATTATGATAAATGAACTTAGCGAAGCATTGTGGAATATAGTTAATCTTACTAACGTGTTAGGTATTAACTTGGATGAGATAGCTGGTCATAGTGTTAACACTATCTTGATGAATAAACCTAATCAGACTATCAATTTAGACAATGGTATAAAACAAGGAGACAAAGTATTGTTTCAAGGTAGTAAGTATCTTGTTGATGGATCGATAGGAAACTTATTGTTAATTAGCAATGATAAAGATGATAGACAAGTAACTGTGCAAGATGTTAAGAAAGTCGACAAGGAGTGATGTTCATTGTCTATTATGAAGCGATGTGGTCATCCAACGTGTAATGTATTGATTAATCATAACGAAAGTTATTGTGATAAACACAAACAATATGCAATTGAAAATTACAATGATTTGAGACGTCGAAACGATCCAGAGTATTTAAGGTTTTATAAATCGAAAACGTGGCAAAACATGCGTCGAATCGTATTGTTAGAACATGATTTTATTTGTGTTTCTTGTGGCAATCAAGCGACTATGGTTGACCATATTGTACCAACGAAAGTTGATTGGGCAAGAAGATTAGACAAAAGTAATTTACAGCCTTTGTGTGATGCTTGCCATAACCAAAAGACAAAAGAAGATTTGAAGAAATATTAAAAAAGATAAAAATAGGAAGTCCCCCCAAAGATGAAACGGGCGTCAATGAAAGGTTCTGGAGAACGGAGCAGAGTTTTCTTCTCAAAAAATTCCCTTTATTTAAGTTTTTTAGTAGGAGGTGCTAATTTATGGCGGGTAGACCTAAGAAGCTTTTGTCAAATTCGAACAAGAATTATACAAAAGAAGAAATTATTGAAAAAGAGCGTCAAGAAGCTCAATTAAATAAATTTTCTAAAATCGATACTGAACCACCGCACTTTTTAGATGAAATAGCGAAACAAGAATACTTAAGAATATTACCGCACATGCAAGAATTGCCAATTTCCAACTTAGATAAAGCACAATTAGCACAATATTGTAGTTTTTATAGTGACTTTGTTAAAGCAAGTTTGATTTTAGAGCGCGAAGACTTGATTTTAGAAGACGACAAAGGAAATCAAAAGGTTAATCCGGCGTTCAACATAAAGGAAAAAGCGGGTATTCGATTGCAACAAACAGCTAATACTTTAGGATTAACTATTGATAGCCGATTGCGTATTATGGTTCCTGATGAAAAAGAAGATGATGATCCATATATGGAATTTGTGAGTGGTTAGTAATGACTGATTATGTTACTCAATACGCAAAAAAGGTAGTTTCAGGAGAAATTTTGGCAAGTTTGAAGAATATTCAAGTATGTAAACGTCACCTATCTTTTATGGAGAACCCGCCGAATGGTTGCCATTGGGATAATCATTTGTCTAACAAAGCAATTAAATTTGTGGAAATGCTTCCAGACCCTAAAACAAACCAGCCCATGCCTCTTATGGAGTTTCAAAAATTCATTGTTGGGAGCTTATACGGCTGGCGTAGAGGTCAATACAGAATGTTTACTAAAGCTTATATAAGTATGGCTAGAAAACAAGGTAAGTCTCTAATCGTATCGGGAATGTCCGTTAATGAACTGTTGTTTGGACAATACCCTAAATTTAATAGACAAATTTATGTAGCTTCATCTACTTATAAGCAAGCGCAAACAATATTCAAGATGGCAAGCCAACAAGTAAACCTAATGCGAAGTAAAAGCAAGTTTATCCGTGAAAAAACAGACGTAAGAAAGACAGACATTGAAGATGTATTAAGTAGTTCAGTGTTTGCACCTCTTTCCAATAACCCAGATGCGGTTGATGGTAAAGATCCTACAGTTGCTATTTTGGACGAATTGGCAAGTATGCCTGATGATGAGATGTACTCAAGGTTTAAAACAGGTATGACATTACAAAAAAATCCTTTAACCCTACTTGTTTCAACGGCCGGAGACAATTTAAATAGTCAAATGTACCAAGAGTATAAGTATATTAAACGTATTTTAAATGAAGAAGTAAGAGCTGATAATTACTTTGTATATTGTGCTGAAATGGATTCACAAGAAGAAGTTCAAGATGAAACAAAGTGGATTAAAGCAATGCCGCTTTTAGAATCAAAAGAACATAGAAAAACTATACTTCAAAATGTAAAAGCTGATATACAAGACGAATTAGAAAAAGGGACATCATATCATAAGATTTTGATTAAAAACTTCAATTTATGGCAAGCGCAAAGAGAAGATAGCTTGCTAGATATTTCAGATTGGGAACAAGTAATAACGCCTATGCCTAATATCAATGGTAAAGATGTGTATATAGGTGTCGACTTATCGAGATTGGATGACTTAACATCTGTAGGGTTTATTTTCCCTAACGACGATAAAAAAGTGTTTTTACATAGTCATTCTTTCATTGGATTAAGAACAAACTTAGAACAAAAATCTAAGAGAGACAAAATAAATTATGAATTAGCGATTGAACGTGGCGAAGCTGAGACTACACAATCAGATAGCGGCATGATTGATTATAAACAAGTTATCGATTTTATAGTGAAATTTATAACGACGCATGACCTGAATGTACAGGCTGTTTGCTATGACCCTTGGAATGCGCAAAGTTTTATAACAACAATCGAATCAATGGCTTTAGATTGGCCACTTATTGAAGTGGGACAAAGTTTTAAGGCGTTATCACAATCTATTAAAGAATTTAGAATGTGGGTTGCAGATGAAAGAATACAGCATAACGATAATATGTTACTTACAACGTCAGTTAATAATGCCGTTTTGATTCGTGACGGAGAAGACAATGTGAAAATAAATAAAAAAATGAATCGTCAAAAAATAGATCCGATTATTTCGATTATCACAGCTTTCACTGAGGCTAGAATGCACGAATTCCAAGAAAATTGGACGGAGAAATATGAAAGCGAAGAATTCGGATTTTAAAGGTGGTGACAAAATGGACTTGAATAAAATAAATGTCTTTTTTAATTTCTTGGTTGCTAATTTGGTTAGCATCCTTTTTTTATTAGGTTTGTTTGTGGTTAACGTTTCTGTGTATAAAGCATTCGGTCAAAATATAGGGCTTTTATGCACTGGTATAACACTGATTGTTATTTCGTTGATTTTAAATCATGAAAGCAATCAAGAAAGGAGTTAGTAATTGTGGGAATTTTTTATAAAAATGAAAAACGAGACTTGCAATACAACGAAGATGATTTGCAAATGATGGTTCAAACTTTGCCAGGTTTTCAAGGAACAAAATTACGACAATATAAAGATATAGAAGCAATTAGGCATAGCGACATCTTTACTGCAGTTATGATGATTGCTTCTGATTTGGCGCGCATGCCAATTAGGGTGACAGTGAACGGTCAAATTAATTATAGTGACAGGATTGTTAATTTGTTAAATACACGTCCTAACCCAATGTATAACGGCTATATATTCAAATTAGTAGTGTTTGTTAGTGCCTTACTAACATCGCACGGCTATATTGAAATTACACGTGATAAAACAGGAGAACCTATGAATTTAACGTTCAGAAAGACATCCGAAATAGAATTGAAATCAGACGCAAGAGGTCGACTGTATTATTTTCATCAAAGGATAGACAGTAACGGAAATAATATAGAGCGTCATGTTAAGTTTGAGGATATGTTAGACATCAAATTTTATTCGTTGGATGGTATAAATGGTTTGTCACTGTTAGACACATTAAGTCGCACGATAGAATCAGATAACAATGGAAAAGATGTCCTTAACAATTTCTTGCGAAATGGCACACATGCTGGTGGTATTTTGAAAATGAAAGGTGTATTAGATAATAAAAAAGCAAGAGACCGTGCCAGAGAAGAATTTCACAAAAGTTTTAGTGGAACTAAACAAGCGGGGAAAGTTGTCGTACTCGATGAATCAATGACGTTTGATCAATTAGAAGTTGATACAGAAGTTTTAAAGCTTATCAGAGAAAACAAATCATCAACAAGAGAAATAGCAGGTGTATTTGGTATTCCATTGCATAAGTTCGGCATAGAAACAGCGAACATGAGTATCACGGATGCTAATTTAGATTACTTATCAACTTTAAAACCTTATATTACATGCGTTTGTGCAGAATTGAATTTTAAGTTTAATGATGAACATGTGAATCGTGAATTTAAATTTGATACCACTGAAATACGAGTTGTTGATGAGAAAACACAAGCTGAAATTGACAAAATTAACATTGATTCTGGAAAGATGAATATTGATGAAATTAGACAACGTGATGGATTAGCGCCAATACCAGGCGGTAATGGTAGTATTCACAGAGTCGATTTAAACCATGTGAATATTGAACTTGTAGATGAGTATCAGATGAATAAATCGAGAGCTACTGATAAAAAATTGAAAGGTGGTGAGGAAAATGAGTAAGGAAACGAGAGTTGGCAACATTATTGAGGTACGCTCAAATGATGACAACGAAATGGTCATAGAGGGGTATGCGTTAAAGTTTGATACTTGGTCTGAAAATCTTGGTGGATTCAAAGAAACGATTTCACGTCGCGCTTTAGAAAACACTGATTTATCTGATGTGCGTTGTTTAGTAGATCATATCCCATCGCAAATAATTGGTAGGACAAAATCGGGTACTTTGGAGCTCGAAACTGATGATGTTGGACTTAAATATCGTTGTAAGTTACCAAACACAACATTTGCACGTGATTTATATGAGAACATGCGTGTAGGCAACATCAATCAATGTTCGTTTGGTTTTATGCTTGACGATAAAGGCGATGAAGTGCGTTTTGATGAACAAGAAAACATTTACAAACGTACTTTAACAGCAATTCGTGAACTTACAGATGTTTCTGTAGTGACTTATCCGGCTTATAAAGACACTGATGTTAAACCAGCATTACGTAGTATTGAAACCGTTAAAAAAGAACAACGTAAAAAAGAATTAGAAATAAGACTAAAGAAACACTCTATATTAAATAATATTTGGTGAAGTTGAACACCATTATCAAATACAGCCATTGGACATGCTGAATATAGCGATGTCTATTTTTTTATGCCAATTTTAGGAGGAAATTAAATGAAAACAAAAGAAAAGTTACAATCTGAGATTTCAGACATTAAAAGACAAATTGATTTAAAGGTGAAGTATGCAACGCGAGCACTTAATAACGAGGAGTTAGAAAAAGCAGAAAAATTAGAACAAGAAATTACTGATTTACGTTCTCAAATCCAAGAAAAACAAGAAGAATTAGATAAGCTAAAAGAAAAAGATGGAACTTCAGAAAACAATCCACAAACAGTTGAATTAAACGAAGCACGTACTTATCGAAACCAAGCAAACATTAATGATTTAGGTATTTCGATTCAAAACACAAAGGTAACATCACAAGAAGTTAGAGATTTTACTGAATACCTTGAAACACGCAATGATATTCAAGGTGGTTCGTTAAAAACAGACTCAGGATTTGTAGTTATTCCAGAGGAAATTGTTACAGATATTTTAAAATTAAAAGAGGTTGAGTTTAATCTTGATAAGTATGTGACGGTCAAACGTGTTACAAATGGTTCTGGTAAATATCCGGTAGTACGACAATCAGAAGTTGCAGCCCTTGAAAAAGTTGAAGAATTAGAAGAAAACCCTGAATTAGCAGTTAAACCATTCTTCCAATTAGCATATGACATTAATACACACCGTGGTTACTTCCGAATTTCACGTGAAGCAATCGAAGATGCAAAAGTGAATGTTTTGCAAGAATTGAAACTATGGATGGCGCGAACTATTGCAGCAACACGAAACAAAGCAATTATTGATGTTATCACTAAAGGATCAACGGGTTCTACAAGTTCAGGTTTTGAAAAAGAAGGCAAGAAATTAGAAGTTAAAAAAGCAAAATCTTTAGATGATATTAAAGATGCTATTAACCTGAATGTTAAGCCGAATTACGAACATAATGTTGCGATTGTTTCGCAAACTATGTTTGCAAAATTAGACAAAATGAAAGATAAGCTAGGAAACTATTTAATCCAGCCAGATGTTAAAGAAAAAACGCAACAGCGTTTATTAGGAGCTAAAATCGAAATTTTACCTGATGAAGTACTAGGGCAAAAAGGTAATAACACTTTGATTATCGGTAACTTAAAAGATGCGATTGTTTTATTTGACCGCTCTCAATACCAAGCATCATGGACTGACTACATGCATTTCGGAGAATGTTTAATGATTGCTGTACGTCAAGACTGTAGAATTCTAGATTATAAATCAGCAATTGTGATTGAATATGATGATAGTGAACGCGGTGAAGGCGATCTTGGCTTAGAAGCATAATAAGCGCTCGATACTTTATAAAGAGGTGATAAACTATGGCAATGTATGAAGTGAAGAAATCTTATACTGACTTGGAAAAAGGCCAGTATTTAAAGTCAGGTAAACGTGTTGAAATGACAGTAAAACGTGCTGAATATGTTAACAAAAAGCTGAAAGAGCATGGAGTAATACTTGAAAGAGTGAAAGAAGAATAGGTGATTGAATGCAATTAACAGCTGAGGAACTTAAGTTATTAAAAAAGCATTGCAAAATAGATCACAATTCAGAGGACGACTTATTAGGAATATATTACTCTTGGGCATTCCATGAAATAGCTAGCGCTGTTACGGATGAACCAAGTAAATATATTGATTGGTTTAAAAGTCATCCTCTATTTGCTCGTGCTATATACCCTTTAGCAAGTTACTATTTTGAAAACCGTATTGCTTATTTGGATAGGGATTTATCGCTTGCGCCTCATATGGTTTTGAGTACTGTGCATAAGTTGAGAGGTTCATTTGAGCAATTTTTGGAGAGTGAAAATGATGAAATTTAATTCCAATAAATTAAATGAACGCATAGATTTTTGTGAAGATGTAAGCGAGAGAGTGAACGGAAATCCGATGAAACCGAAGACGAAAATATTATACTCTTGTTTCGCTTGCATTCAAGAATCTAAAGAATCCGACACTCAAACGAATCTCAATACAGGTAGCAAATTCATTAAAACTATTATTATCAGAGATACACGAGGTGATTATAAACCAACAAATAAGCATTACGTCTTGCATGAAGGGCAAAGGTTTAACATCAAATATGTAAAGCCAGATTATCAAGATAAATCTTATTTGCGTATCTATGGCGAGGTGGTCATTTAATGGGGGCAAGAATTGAAAGTAATAACATTGAACAAGGTTTGAAAAATGCAGTTTTAAAAATGAATTTAAATAGTAATGTAATTGTCAAAGCTGGGGCTATGTCATTAGTCCCGCTTTTAAAAAGTAATACACCTTTTGCGAATACTAAAAAGCATGCTCGCGATCACATAGCTGTTTCTAATGTGAAAACAGACAGACACACAAGTGAGAAAATCGTTACAATTGGTTACGCTAAAGGCGTCTCACACCGTATTCATGCAACAGAATTTGGAACAATGTACCAAAAACCACAATTGTTTATAACAAAAACAGAAAAGCAAGGGAAAAACAAAGTTTTAAAAACAATGCTTGATACTGCTAAGAGGTTGCAAAAATGATTAATGTTACCAAAATAATTAGAAACGCTATTATTGCAAATAACATTACAGATGAAGTGAATGTGTTTAACTACACTATAGATGACCATTTTCACGAAAAAACTGACAAGCCTATTATTCGTATATATCCCTTACCGTTCAATCCTGACACATACGCTGATGATAACGAGATTTCAAGAGAATACCATTACCAAATTGATGTTTGGTGGTCTCAAGATGAACCGAACGAGCAAGCAGAAAAAATTGTTGAGTTACTCAAAGTGATAAATTTTCAATGTTATTACAGAGAACCGTTATACGAGAGTGACGTCATGTCATTCAGACATATTATAAGAGCAAAAGGCTCGATTTTATCAATGAAATTGGAGGAAAATTAAATGATTGAAAAATTGAAACAAGCACCAAGATTTTTAAAATTAAACTTACAACATTTTGCAGATACAGGAGTTTCGGGTATCGCAATTGGGGTATCAAACTTTTATTATGCACCTATTTTAAAAGATACAGAAAATGAATGGGAAACTGGAGCTGGCACACGTATTCGTTTCTTAAAAGAAATTGAAGTAGACCGTCCACAAGATACCGAGGAAGATTATGGAGATGATATGGTCGCAGCAACTGCTGTATCTAATGGTAAACTGAGTGTTAAGACAACATTTGTTACTGTTCCTGCTGACGATAAGGCGTTCTTGAATGGCGCTAAAAAAGGTGTAGGTGGTTATAAATATGGAGCTAAGGATATTCCGCCAGATGTAGCGATTGTATTTGAAAGACGTAATCATGATGAGTCTTCAGAATGGGTTGGCTTGTTCAAAGGTAAATTCACTCGTTCAAGCATCAAAGGGCAAACGAAACAAGATAAGGTTGAATTCCAAAATGATGATGTAGAAGGTAACTTTATTGATCGTTTGTTTGATGAAAGCTCGCATGTTACAGGCTATGATAAAAAAGGAAGCACTACAGGGCGCGATTATGTATTCATGGAAACATTTGGTAAAACTTATGATGAATTCATGTCTAGTCGAGGAGAACAAAATATGGAACCTGTAGAAAAAGAAATGAAAAAACAGAAAAAGTTGAAGTCACTTCTGTAAACGTCACTGATGAACAAGTTACAGTTAAAGTTGATGCTACTAAACAACTATCAGCCACAACCGAACCATCTGGACAGAAAGTAACTTATGCAGTGACTGAGGGGCAAACGTATGCTAGCGTAACATCAACTGGTCTCGTTAAAGGTTTGGCGGAAGGTAATGCGACCGTTACAGCGACTGCAGGAAAGCAAACTGATACTGTGCAAATTACAGTACAATCTAATTTAGAAATGTAAGTTTTGAGGGCTTAACGCCCTCTTTTTATTTTGGCCAAATTAAAAAGAAAGTAGGAATTTAATAATGGAACGTACATCAATTGAATTAATTACAGGATTTACAAAAACAGGAAAGCCGCAATATCAAAAGTATTTAGCAAAGCCGATTATTACTTTGTTTGAAACAATTCAAGGTTCAAAATTAGGTTTGAAACTTAACAAAGCCTTTAAGGGGGCTGATTTTAAAGATCTAACAGAAGAAGAATTTAATAACTTAAGTGTGACAGAACAGGAAGAATACAAAAACAAGCAAGAAGAATACGAAAACAACATGGCTGTACAAATGGAAGTATTGGAAGAAGTTTTGGATTTCATCGTTGAAGCTTTTGATAATCAATTTACTAGTATAGAACTTCAAAAAGGATTACCAAATGGTCAAGAAGGTATTGAAAAGATTGGACAGTTAATTGGACGCATTACAGGTGGGGAACCTAGCGATACAAAAAAGTTCGTGACAGAGAATCAGAAATAAGAAAAGAAGATTTAACACCTGAAGCTGTCTACAACAATTACAGGAAAATAGCTAAAGATTTGATAGAAAACGGCATGGATGCAGAAAAAGTGGCTAACATGCCGATACACTTCTTTTTAGACATTGTCGAATCGAAGATTGAAACAAAGCGAACTGCGAAAAGTTTTAAAGATATTTTTTAATCAGCCTTTAAAGGTTGATTTTTTATTTACATCTTGGAAGAAAGGAGGTTTTTAAATGCCTAATCCTATAGGTAATATGGTCATAAAGGTTGATTTAGATGGTTCTGGATTCAATAGAGGTGTGACAGGTTTAAATAGGCAAATGAAAATGGTTTCGCGTGAGCTTTCGGCTAATTTATCACAATTTTCTAGATATGATAATTCATTAGAAAAGTCGAAGATAAAAGTCGAAGGTTTGAGTAAAAAACAAAAAGTTCAAGCCCAGATTACTAAAGAGCTGAAAGATAGTTATGACAAACTTAGTAAAGAAACTGGTGAAAACAGTGCAAAGACACAAGCTGCGGCTGCTAAATACAATGAAGCTTACGCTAAATTAAACCAATATGAGCGAGAGTTAAACCAAGCCACACAAGAATTAAAAGACATGCAAAGAGAGCAGAAAGCATTAAATACTGCAATGGGAAAACTTGGTACCAACTTTAATAATTTTGGTCCTAAACTTCAAGAAATTGGTAACAGTATGAAAAATGTAGGCCGTAACATGACTATGTATGTAACTGCGCCGGTGGTTGCTGGGTTTGCTGTAGCAGCTAAAAAAGGTATTGAATTCGATGACAGTATGAGAAAAGTTAAAGCAACTTCAGGTGCTACTGGTGAAGAGTTTGAAGCTTTGAAGAAAAAGGCTCGCGAAATGGGTGCAACAACAAAATTTAGCGCATCAGATTCGGCTGAAGCATTAAATTACATGGCACTTGCTGGTTGGGATTCTAAGCAAATGATGGAAGGTTTAAGCGGAGTTATGGATTTAGCGGCAGCATCTGGCGAAGAACTGGGAGCAGTAAGTGACATTGTTACAGATGGACTAACGGCATTTGGTTTAAAAGCAAAGGATAGTGGTCATTTTGCGGACGTTTTAGCACAAACTAGCTCGAAGGCAAATACGGATGTTAGAGGGCTCGGAGAAGCTTTTAAATATGTCGCTCCTGTAGCAGGTGCGTTAGGTTACACGATTGAAGATACATCTATTGCGATAGGTTTAATGAGTAATGCTGGTATCAAAGGTGAAAAAGCAGGTACAGCGTTACGAACAATGTTCACCAATCTTTCAAGTCCGACTAGAGCTATGGGGAATGAAATGGAGCGCTTAGGAATATCTATTACAGATAGTAATGGGAAAATGATTCCTATGCGAAAGCTTTTAGACCAACTGAGAGAAAAATTTAAACATCTTTCAAAAGACCAACAAGCTAGTTCTGCAGCTACAATATTTGGTAAAGAAGCGATGTCAGGAGCATTAGCAATTATAAATGCTTCTGATGAAGACTATCAAAAGTTAACCAAATCTATAGATTCATCTACCGGGGCATCTAAAAGAATGGCCGATACAATGGAATCTGGTTTAGGTGGGAAATTAAGAACTTTAAGGTCGCAATTAGAAGAACTAGCCTTAACGATTTATGACAGAATAGAACCAGCACTAAAGATTATAGTAAGTGCTTTTAGCAAAGTAGTGACATGGGTTACTAAATTACCAACGTCAATTCAATTAGCGGTTGTTGGGTTTGGATTATTTGCAGCAGTTTTAGGTCCTTTAGTTTTTATGTTCGGTTTGTTTATCAGCGTGATGGGGAATGCAATGACAGTTTTAGGACCCTTGTTAATAAACGTTAATAAAGCTGGTAGTATATTCGCGTTTTTAAGAACTAAAATCGCATCACTTGTTAAACTATTTCCGATTTTAGGTGTGTCGATATCCAGTTTAACGTTACCCATAACATTAATTGTAGGTGCATTAGTTGGTATTGGCATAGCTTTCTATCAAGCTTATAAACGTTCAGAAACTTTTAGAAATATTGTAAATCAGGCAATCTCTGGTGTAGCAAACGCATTTAAAGCAGCTAAACTAGCGTTACAAGGTTTCTTTGATTTATTCAAAGGTGATAGTAAAGGCGCGGTTACCCTAGAGAAGATATTTCCACCCGAAACTGTAGCAGGAATACAAAATGTAGTTAATACGATTAGAACAACTTTCTTTAAAGTAGTTGATGCAATCGTTGGTTTCGCCAAAGAGATAGGCGCTCAATTAGCCTCTTTCTGGAAAGAGAACGGCTCAGAAATAACACAAGCTTTGCAAAATATAGCTGGTTTCATTAAAGCAACCTTTGAATTTATTTTTAACTTTATTATTAAACCAATTATGTTTGCGATTTGGCAAGTGATGCAATTTATTTGGCCGGCGGTTAAAGCTTTGATTGTCAGCACTTGGGAAAATATCAAAGGTGTAATACAAGGGGCTATTAATATTATTTTGGGTATTATCAAAGTGTTCTCTAGTCTTTTCACAGGAAACTGGCGAGGCGTTTGGGACGGCATTGTAATGATACTGAAAGGCACTGTGCAGTTAATTTGGAATTTAATACAACTGTGGTTTGTAGGCAAAATACTTGGTGTTGTTAGGTACTTTGGCGGATTGCTAAAAGGATTGATAGCAGGAATTTGGGACGTAATAAAAAGTATATTCAGTAAATCTTTATCGGCAATTTGGAATGCGACGAAAAGCATTTTTGGTTTCTTATTCAATAGTGTTAAATCTATTTTCACTAATATGAAAAACTGGTTATCTAGTACGTGGAATAATATCAAAAGCAATACCGTCGACAAGGCTCATTCGTTATTTACGGGTGTAAGGTCTAAATTCACAAATTTATGGAATGCGACGAAAGATATATTTACTAAATTAAGAAATTGGATGTCAAATATTTGGAATTCTATTAAAGATAACACGGTAGGTATAGCTGGTCGCTTATGGGATAGAGTACGTAACATCTTTGGAAGCATGCGTGACGGTTTAAAATCTATCATTGGTAAAATTAAAGATCATATCGGTGGTATGGTAGACGCTGTTAAAAGAGGTCTTAATAAATTAATTGAAGGTTTAAACTGGGTCGGTGGTAAGTTGGGTATGGACAAAATACCGAAGTTACACACTGGTACTGAACATACACATACTACTACAAGATTAGTTAAGAACGGTAAGATTGCACGTGACACATTCGCTACAGTTGGGGATAAGGGACGCGGAAATGGTCCAAATGGTTTCAGAAATGAAATGATTGAATTCCCTAATGGTAAACGTGTAATCACACCAAATACAGATACTACGGCTTATTTACCTAAAGGCTCAAAAGTATACAACGGGGCACAAACTTATTCAATGTTAAACGGAACGCTTCCGAGATTTCATTTCGGTACTACTATGTGGAAAGATATTAAATCTAGTGCATCATCGGCATTTAACTGGACAAAAGATCAAATAGGTAAAGGTACCAAATGGCTTGGCGATAAAGTTGGCGATGTAATGGACTTTATTGATAATCCGGGTAAGCTTTTAAATTATGTGCTCAAAGCGTTTGGTGTTGACTTTAGCTCTCTAACTAAAGGTATGGGTATTGTTGGCGATATAACAAAAGCGTCTTGGAATAAGATTAAAAGTAAGGCGATTAATTGGATAAAAGAAGGATTAGAGAGCCAAGCGGGAGATGGTTCTGTGTTTGATAGTTTCAGAATACTACAACCTTATTCAGCACCGCCAAAACCTCCTAACCCCAATTATCCATTTAACGGAGGCGTTCATCATGGTGTTGACTATGATACGCCGACCGGTACCCCTATACGTACGCCAATGGGTGGACGTGTTAGAAGTTGGTATGACAACTATGGTGGCGGTAAAGCAATTACTGTTCAAAAAGGTCGAACATTTTTGTGGTTCATGCACTTATCTGAACAATTGCGTAGAACAGGTGAACAAATTAAAGCTGGTCAATTAATTGGTAAATCAGGTAATACAGGTTCTATGACTAATTACCGCCATTTACATTTCCAAGTCAATCAAGGCGGAGAGTCCAATAGGTATTCGACAGACCCTATTCCTTGGTTACGGAAAAACGACAAAACTGGTGGAAAGAATTCACCTGGAGGGAGTGGTTCTGAAAATGCGCGCAGAGCGATTAGAACAGCTCAAAATATACTTGGAGGTCAATACAAAGCTAGCTGGATTACACACGAAATGATGCGTGTTGCGAGTCGTGAATCCAATTATACAGCTAATGCAGTCAATAATTGGGATAGCAACGCAAGAGCTGGTATACCTTCAAGAGGTATGTTCCAAATGATAGATCCTTCATTTAGAGCGTACGCAAAGTCGGGTTACAATAATCCTCTCAACCCAACTCATCAAGCTATATCGGCTATGAGATATATTGTGGGTAAATGGGTACCAAGAACAGGCTCATGGAGAGCTGCGTTCAAACGCGCTGGTGATTACGCATATGCTACTGGTGGCAAAGTCTATAACGGATTGTACCACTTAGGGGAAGAAGGATATCCAGAGTGGATAATACCTACTGATCCAAGTAGAGCGAACGAAGCACACAAATTATTAGCTTTAGCTGCTAACGATATTGATAACCGCTCTAAAAATAAGCGACCAAACAACTTACCAAATTCAAGTATAAGTAATAGTGATACAAACTATATTCATACATTGGAGAATAAACTGGATGCGGTTATTAATTGTTTGGTTAGTTTGGTTGAGTCTAATCAAGTTATTGCAGATAAGGATTACGAACCAGTTATTAATAAGTATGTGTTTGAAGATGAGGTAAATAATTCTATCGATAAACGAGAGCGTCACGAATCTACAAGAGTTAGATTTAGAAGAGGAGGCACGATAATCTAATGCAAGATACAATTCAAATAGACAATAAAACCATTGAATGGTTAGTTGTACAAAGAGGGTTTGAGATACCCTCTTTTAATTTTGTTACTGAAAAAGAAAGTGTGAAAGGTAGAACAGGTTCTATTGCTAAAGCTCGTTATCTAAATGATATCGAATTTGAATTACCTCTAATAATTAGAAATGAAGTCTTGGCGCCAGGTGGACAAAAAACGCATGACGATATATTGGAAGAGTTAGTTGAATTTTTTGATATTGACAATTTAAAGCCGAAAAAACTTAAATTCAAATCTCAAAACTGGTATTGGTTTGCATACTTTGATGGACCATTAAAATTACCGAAAAACCCAAGAGGTTCAGTGAAGTTCACTATCAAAGTAGTACTAACAGACCCTTACAAATATTCAGTAACAGGAAATAAAAATACTGCGATTTCAGACCAAGTTTCAGTTGTAAATAGTGGGACTGCTGACACTCCTTTAATTGTTGAAGCCCGAGCAATTAAACCATCTAGTTACTTTATGATCACTAAAAATGATGAAGATTATTTTATGGTTGGTGATGATGAGGTAACCAAAGAAGTTAAGGATTACATGCCTCCTGTTTATCATAGTGAGTTTCGTGATTTCAAAGGTTGGACTAAGATGATTACTGAAGATATTCCAAGTAATGATTTAGGTGGTAAGGTCGGCGGTGACTTTGTGATATCCAATCTTGGCGAAGGATATAAAGCAACTAATTTTCCTGATGCAAAAGGTTGGGTTGGTGCTGGCACGAAACGAGGGCTCCCTAAAGCGATGACAGATTTTCAAATTACCTATAAATGTATTGTTGAACAAAAAGGTAAAGGTGCCGGAAGAACAGCACAACATATTTATGATAGTGATGGTAAGTTACTTGCTTCTATTGGTTATGAAAATAAATATCATGATAGAAAAATAGGACATATTGTTGTTACGTTGTATAACCAAAAAGGAGACCCCAAAAAGATATACGACTATCAGAATAAACCGATAATGTATAACTTGGACAGAATCGTTGTTTATATGCGGCTCAGAAGAGTAGGTAATAAATTTTCTATTAAAACTTGGAAATTTGATCACATTAAAGACCCAGATAGACGTAAACCTATTGATATGGATGAGAAAGAGTGGATAGATGGCGGTAAGTTTTATCAGCGTCCAGCTTCTATCATAGCTATCTATAGTGCGAAGTATAACGGTTATAAGTGGATGGAGATGAATGGATTAGGTTCATTCAATACGGAGATTCTACCGAAACCGAAAGGCGCAAGGGATGTCATTATACAAAAAGGTGATTTAGTGAAAATAGATATGCAAGCAAAAAGTGTTGTCATCAATGAGGAACCAATGTTGAGCGAGAAATCGTTTGGAAGTAATTATTTCAATGTTGATTCTGGGTACAGTGAATTAATCATACAACCTGAAAACGTCTTTGATACGACGGTTAAATGGCAAGATAGATATTTATAGAAAGGAGATGAGAGTGTGATACATGTTTTAGATTTTAACGACAAGATTATAGATTTCCTTTCTACTGATGACCCTTCCTTAGTTAGAGCGATTCATAAACGTAATGTTAATGACAATTCAGAAATACTTGAACTGCTCATATCATCAGAAAGAGCTGAAAAGTTCCGTGAACGACATCGTGTTATTATAAGGGATTCAAACAAACAATGGCGTGAATTTATTATTAACTGGGTTCAAGATACGATGGACGGCTACACAGAGATAGAATGTATAGCGTCTTATCTTGCTGATATAACAACAGCTAAACCGTATGCACCAGGCAAATTTGAGAAAAAGATAACTTCAGAAGCATTGAAAGATGTGTTGAGTGATACAGGTTGGGAAGTTTCTGAACAAACCGAATACGATGGCTTACGTACTACGTCATGGACTTCTTATCAAACTAGATATGAAGTTTTAAAGCAATTATGTACAACCTATAAAATGGTATTGGATTTTTATATAGAGCTTAGTTCTAATACCGTCAAAGGTAGATATGTGGTACTCAAAAAGAAAAACAGCTTATTCAAAGGTAAAGAAATTGAGTATGGTAAAGATTTGGTTGGGTTAACTAGGAAGATTGATATGTCAGAAATCAAAACAGCATTAATTGCTGTGGGACCCGAAAACGACAAAGGAAAGCGTTTAGAGTTAGTTGTGACAGATGACGAAGCACAAAGTCAATTCAACTTACCTACCCGTTATATTTGGGGAATATACGAACCTCAATCAGATGATCAAAATATGAATGAAACACGGTTGCGTTCTTTAGCCAAAACAGAGTTAAATAAACGTAAGTCGGCAGTTATGTCATATGAGATTACTTCTACTGATTTGGAAGTTACGTATCCGCACGAGATTATATCAATTGGTGATACAGTCAGAGTAAAACATAGAGATTTTAACCCGCCATTGTATGTAGAGGCAGAAGTTATTGCCGAAGAATATAACATAATTTCAGAAAATAGCACATATACATTCGGTCAACCTAAAGAGTTCAAAGAATCAGAATTACGAGAAGAGTTTAACAAGCGATTGAACATAATACATCAAAAGTTAAACGATAATATTAGCAATATCAACACTATAGTAAAAGATGTTGTAGATAGTGAATTAGAATATTTTGAACGCAAAATACACAAAAGTGATACACCGCCAGAAAATCCAGTCAATGATATGCTTTGGTATGATACAAGTAACCCTGATGTTGCTGTCTTGCGTAGATATTGGAATGGTCGATGGATTGAAGAAACACCAAATGATGTTGAAAAATTAGGTGGTATAACAAGAGAGAAAGCGCTATTCAGTGAATTAAACAATATATTTATTAATTTATCTATACAACACGCTAGTCTTTTGTCAGAAGCTACAGAATTACTGAATAGCGAGTACTTAGTAGATAATGATTTGAAAGCGGACTTACAAGCAAGTTTAGACGCTGTGATTGATGTTTATAATCAAATTAAAAATAATTTAGAATCTATGACACCCGAAACTGCAACGATTGGTCGGTTGGTAGATACAAAAACTTTATTTCTTGAGTATAGAAAGAAATTACAAGATGTTTATACAGATGTAGAAGATGTCAAAATCGCCATTTCAGATAGATTTAAATTATTACAGTCACAATACACTGATGAAAAATATAAAGAAGCGTTGGAAATAATAGCAACAAAATTTGGTTTAACGGTGAATGAAGATTTGCAGTTAGTCGGAGAACCTAATGTTGTTAAATCAGCTATTGAAGCAGCTAGAGAATCCACAAAAGAACAATTACGTGACTATGTAAAAACATCGGACTATAAAACAGACAAAGACGGTATTGTTGAACGTTTAGATACTGCTGAAGCTGAGAGAACGACTTTAAAAGGTGAAATCAAAGATAAAGTTACGTTAAACGAATATCGAAACGGATTGGAAGAACAAAAACAATATACTGATGACCAGTTAAGTGATTTGTCCAATAATCCTGAGATTAAAGCAAGTATTGAACAAGCAAATCAAGAAGCGCAAGAAGCTTTAAAATCATACATTGATGCTCAAGATGATCTTAAAGAGAAGGAATCGCAAGCGTATGCTGATGGTAAAATTTCGGAAGAAGAGCAACGCGCTATACAAGATGCTCAAGCTAAACTTGAAGAGGCAAAACAAAACGCAGAACTAAAGGCTAGAAACGCTGAAAAGAAAGCTAATGCTTATACAGACAACAAGGTCAAAGAAAGCACAGATGCACAGAGGAAAACATTGACTCGCTATGGTTCTCAAATTATACAAAATGGTAAGGAAATCAAATTAAGAACTACAAAAGAAGAGTTTAATGCTTCTAAAAGAACACTATCAAGAGTGTTAGCAGACATCACTGTAAATGCTATGAAAGGCATCTATTTAAGGTATGACGAAAATGGGGCGATTACTTCACATACTATTGATAAAGATGGCGTGAAAATTAGTGGCGATAAAGTTGATATAACAGCGAATAGAGAATTTAATGTAGTCGCAAATAATATTAATAACAAAGTTGGTAAAAATGACATTGTTAATAGCCTAAACTTATCAAATGAAGGTCTTGACATCAATGTGAATAGAATTGGTATTAAAGGCGGAAATGCTAACCGTTATGTACAAGTTCAAAATGATTTTATTGAACTTGGCGGAATCGTACAACGAACTTGGAAAGGCAAACGATCAACCGATGATATATTCACACGTCTTAAAGATGGACATCTAAGGTTTAGAAATAATACCGCAGGCGGTTCACTTTATATGTCACATTTTGGTATTTCAACATATATTGATGGAGAAGGCGAAGACGGAGGTTCATCCGGTACTATTCAATGGTGGGATAAAACTTACAGTGATAGCGGTATGAATGGCATAACAATCAATTCTTATGGCGGTGTAGTCGCTTTAACATCTGACTACAACCGAATTATTATCGATTCATATGCTTCAGCTAATATTGAAAGTAGAGAAGCACCGATATATTTATCTCCGAACACCAAAAATAAACCTGGTTTAAACCGATTCGCATTCACATTATCAAACGCTGATAGTGCATACGAAACTGACGGTTATATCATGTTTGGTTCAGATGAAAACTATAAGTACGGTGCTGGATTAAGATTTTCTAAACGTAGCAATAAAGGATTGGTTCAAGTCGTTAATGGTGACTATGCTACAGGCGGAGACACTACAATTGAGTCAGGTATGGGCAAATTCAACATAGTTAAACGAAGAGATGGAAATAGTTACGTTAGCATTCAAAGTTATGATTTATTGGCGGTAGGTTCTGATAATGCTGGCGATAGAGTCGCTTCTAATTCTATTTATAAGCGTACTTATTCAGCACCTGCTAACTTACACATTACTTCTGCTGGAACAATTGGGCGTGCTACTTCTGCCAAAAAGTATAAAATTTCAATCGAAAATCAATACATCAATGAAGACGATCAGTTCAGTCATTCAAAAGAGATTTTAAAGCTTCCAATTCGTACATGGTTTGACAAATATGAATCGGAAATAATGGCTAAAGAATTGGAAAGTGGTAAAAAGTTATCTGATGATACTTTTAAACTTAGTCGACATACTGGCTTAATAGCGGAAGAGGTTGAAGAATTAGGATTTAATGAATTTGTTATTTATGATGACAACGGAGAAATCGAAGGTATCGCATACGATAGACTTTGGGTTCATTTAATACCTATTATTAAAAACCAGCAATCAAAAATCGAAAAACTGGAGGAATTAATAAATGAATGATAGCAATCAAGGTTTACAAGCCAATCCACAATATACAATTCACTATTTATCGCAAGAAATCACAAGACTAACACAAGAAAATGCAATGTTAAAAGCATATATACAAGAACAAAATGAAAAAAGCAAAAGTGCTGAGGAAGAGTAATCCTTGGCACTATTTTTATACAAAAATTTAAGGAGGTCATTTAATATGGCAAATGAAATTATCAAAAAAACAGAGAGATTTATTTTAGTACAAATTGACAAAGAGGGAACAGAGCGCGTTTTGTATCAAGATTTTGTAGGCAGTTTTACAACGTCCGATTCAGCAAGTTATGCACAAGATTTTAAATCTGAGGAAAACGCTAAAAAGATTGCTGAAACTTTAAATCTTTTATATCAATTAACAGGCAATCAAAACGGTGTGAAAGTTGTGAAAGAAGTTGTGGATAGAACTGACTTGTCATCTGATAAATCAGTTGATAGCGAAATAATGTAACTATACTAAGTTATGAGCATTACGCTCATAGCTTTCTTAGAAAGTAGGTGTAGTTTTGGATGATATTCAGAAAATAAAAAAAGAGCTTTCTGAATTAGTTGAACGTGTTGATGATGTTGAAATACTAGCAAACGAAACAGCTGATCATGTGCTTGAACTTAGAGAGGAACATAAGCAACATCATAATGAACTAAGAGAATCTCATAAAGAACTTAAAGATAAGCAAGATAAAGTTGTAGATGAGAATTTAGAGCAAACAAAGATATTAAACAGAATTGAAGAAAGATATCAAACGCAAGTAGATGTTGCGCAAAAAAATGAAGAAAAGACACTCGCCCAAAATAAATGGCTCGTAGGTGCCATATGGGCGCTTGTAACAATTGTTATGATTGCAGTCATTACTGCATCAATTACTGCGTTATTACCTTAAGGGAGGTGGATATAATGAGTTGGGCAAGATGGTTATCATGTTATTTGTATGGTCGTAAATGTAAATAATGTTTTTGGTCAGTGCATCGGCACTGGCTTTTTATTTATTGTTGTAATTATGGTAATATGCAGAAGTGAGCAAGTTGGATAGATGGTGGCTATCTGAGTATAAGGAGGTGGTGCCTATGTTGGCATTACTGAAATCTTTAGAAAGGAGATGCCTAATGATTACAATTAGTACCATGTTGCAGTTTGGTTTATTCCTTATTGCATTGATAGGTCTAGTAATCAAGCTTATTGAATTAAGCAATAAAAAATAACCATCGCTAACTTTGGCTGGTTTCGATGGTTAAATGGTTATTAATTTAATCTTTAATCTAAAATAGCCACCGTCTTTTTAACGGGCTCATTAGGGTAACATGTTTGCGCATGTTGCCCTTTTTCTATATATAAATTAACACACCATAATATAAATATCAAATAGACGGCTTATTAGTCGTCTTTTTATTTTGGGTAAAAGGAGATAAGAATATGATTAATTGGAAAATTAGAATGAAACAAAAATCATTTTGGGTAGCGATATTGTCAGCTATCTTTTTATTTGCTCAAAACATCGCAAAAGCTATTGGGTATGATATCCAAGTTTATACAGAGCAATTAACAGACGGTTTAAACGCTATATTAGGATTTTTAGTATTAACTGGTGTGATTCAAGACCCGACTACTAAAGGTATAGGTGATAGCCACCAAGCTTTAGAATATGAAGAACCAAGAAGAAAATACTAGGAGGTAAAATAATGAAAACATACAGTGAAGCAAGAGCAAGGTTACGTTGGTATCAAGGTAGATATATTGATTTTGACGGTTGGTATGGTTACCAATGTGCAGATTTAGCAGTTGATTACATTTATTGGTTGTTAGAAATTAGAATGTGGGGAAATGCAAAAGATGCAATCAATAACGATTTTAAAAACATGGCAACAGTATATGAAAACACACCATCGTTTGTTCCACAAATAGGTGATGTGGCTGTATTTACCAAAGGAATATATAAACAATACGGTCATATTGGTTTAGTGTTTAATGGTGGTAATACAAATCAATTTTTAATTTTGGAACAGAACTATGACGGTAACGCAAATACGCCTGCAAAGTTACGTTGGGATAATTATTACGGCTGTACTCACTTTATTAGACCTAAGTATAAAAGTGAGGGCTTAATGAATAAGATCACAAATAAAGTTAAACCACCTGCTCAAAAAGCAGTCGGTAAATCTGCAAGTAAAATAACAGTTGGAAGTAAAGCGCCTTATAACCTTAAATGGTCAAAAGGTGCTTATTTTAATGCGAAAATCGACGGCTTAGGTGCTACTTCAGCCACTAGATACGGTGATAATCGTACTAACTATAGATTCGATGTTGGACAGGCTGTATACGCGCCTGGAACATTAATATATGTGTTTGAAATTATAGATGGTTGGTGTCGCATTTATTGGAACAATCATAATGAGTGGATATGGCATGAGAGATTGATTGTGAAAGAAGTGTTTTAATTCTTAGGTTAAAATGTTAAATATTTGTTAATTATTTTTTAATGTAAGTTTAGTTTCTTTTAATATTTTATTGATTTTTAATATTTTCTCAATATAAAATGAAGTTGTTGATATTTATCATCTTAAATAAGGGTGTTAGCTATAAAAAGAGATAAATAAAAACAAATATATTATATTTGGAGGAAGCGCCATGCTCAAAAGAAGTTTATTATTTTTAACTGTTTTATTGTTATTATTCTCATTTTCTTCAATTACTAATGAGGTAAGTGCATCAAGTTCATTCGACAAAGGAAAATATAAAAAAGGCGATGACGCGAGTTATTTTGAACCAACAGGCCCGTATTTGATGGTAAATGTGACTGGAGTTGATGGTAAAGGAAATGAATTGCTATCCCCTCATTATGTCGAGTTTCCTATTAAACCTGGGACTACACTTACAAAAGAAAAAATTGAATACTATGTCGAATGGGCATTAGATGCGACAGCATATAAAGAGTTTAGAGTAGTTGAATTAGATCCAAGCGCAAAGATCGAAGTCACTTATTATGATAAGAATAAGAAAAAAGAAGAAACGAAGTCTTTCCCTATAACAGAAAAAGGTTTTGTTGTCCCAGATTTATCAGAGCATATTAAAAACCCTGGATTCAACTTAATTACAAAGGTTGTTATAGAAAAGAAATAAAACAAAATAGTTGTTTATTATAGAAAGCAATGTCTTGATTGAATATGTGTAGTGAAAATTATCTTTCATCAAATTCTCATTCATGCACGAATGGTTCTTCCCCACCTAATCAGATATTAGGTGACTTATGGGGAGAAATCAGTTAGGATGAAAAAGTGGATAATCCTTTTTTAGGCAGGTACTTCGGTACTTGCCTATTTTTTTATGTTATAATCTTTCTAGACGTATTCAAAGGACGTCTTTTTAGATTGTATGTTATAGCTAGCTTTCGGGCTAGTTTTTTGCTATGATGTGTTACACATGCATCAACTATTTACATCTATCCTTGTTCACCCAAGCATGTCACTGGGTGTTTTTTTCTTATGATAGAGAGCATAGTTTTCATACTACTCCCCCGTAGTATATATGACTTTAGCATTCCCGTATAATAGTTTACGGGGTGCTTTTTATGTTATAATTAAGTGTATATAGTAGGAGTGAACTATATAGCCTGTTAAGTGGCCTAGTAACCTAACACTTATCCTGCAATTGATATCCTTTTTGCCCTTCACTCGATACATATATCTCAACAACATAGAAATATTACAGTCGCTACACCGCATCTTAAATGGTGTGGTTATTTTTATTGGAAGTGTGTATCAGGTATCAGTAATGTTAAAACACCAGCTAAAAATGAAAAGAATTCACCAGTGCCAGCAGGTTATACACTCGATAAAAACAATGTACCGTATAAAAAAGAGACTGGTTATTACACAGTTGCCAATGTTAAAGGTAATAACGTGAGGGATGGCTATTCAACTAATTCAAGAATTACAGGTGTATTACCCAATAACGCAACGATCAAATATGACGGCGCATATTGCATTAATGGCTATAGATGGATTACTTATATTGCTAATAATGGACAACGTTGTTATATAGCGACAGGAGAGGTAGACAAGGCAGGTAATAGAATAAGCAGTTTTGGTAATTTTAGCGCACTTTGAAAAAAAGTGTGTAAAGTTTCATATGAAGTTAATTAATTTATTATAGAATAGTTTGAAATTATGCTATAATCATTTTAGACACAGCAATGTGTTCAAATTTTCATCTATTCATAAGCTAGCCTTCGGGCTAGTTTTTTTGTGCTATATATTTGTTTTAATTAAATAAAATTAGATAATGCAATAGTAGCCATTTTATGTTAATATTACCTTGGGCGTTTTCAAGGAGCGCCTTTCATTTTTTATGTATTGCTCCCCTTCGGGCTAGTATATTAAATTTATTTTTGCGCTTTCCAAATCAATGTATATGTGTTATATTGTTTATGGGAAGTAGGTAAGCATTTCGGTGCTTACCTTTTTTTGTTTTTCTATAAATACAATAAGGTATGTCAATTTGATAATTTATTAATTTTCATTTAATAAGAAGATCTATATAGTTAATGAATAATTAATGTACTTTTTTTTAGTTAGTCATTAAAATAAATTAGTACTAATTACTAAGGAGAATAAAAAATGAAAATTAGAAAATCTATACTTGCGGGAACTTTAGCAATCGTTTTAGCATCACCACTAGTAACTAATCTAGATAAAAATGAGGCACAAGCTAGCACAAGCTTGCCAACATCGAATGAATATCAAAACGAAAAGTTAGCTAATGAATTAAAATCGTTATTAGATGAACTAAATGTTAATGAATTAGCTACTGGAAGTTTAAACACTTATTATAAGCGAACTATAAAAATTTCAGGTCAAAAAGCAATGTATGCTCTTAAGTCAAAAGACTTTAAGAAAATGTCAGAAGCAAAATATCAACTTCAAAAGATTTATAATGAAATTGACGAAGCACTAAAAAGTAAATATTAAAAAAACCACCCGTAAAAGGGTGGTTTTAATTTTCTAGATAATATAAAAGTGTTCATAAATAAAACAGTATAGGTAAACAATAAAGTATTGAAAAAAGTAAGTTTAATATGAAAATTGTTAAATGAACGACATCTTTTGTTTTTATAAATATCAAGAAAATAATCAAACTCAAAATAAATAACGTAACTGTAGTCATAGGCGTCCATACATAATCAGCATTAGTCATTAAGAATGGTGCGGCCATTATGAAAAAATTTATAATGCAGATGAAATAGACAATTAGACTATAAATTAGGTAAATAACAATACACACCCTTCATAAATAAATAATTTAAATCCTATATATTTTAACAAAAGTAAAACACAGAAGTGTAGAAAATAAAAAATATTGGTAAATAAAATCAATAAGTTTAACCAATATGTTGCTCGCTTCATACCGTATATTGCAACAAAAATTCCGATCAAGAAAAATATAGCCCCTATGATAAAACAGAAATCCGATGCTGAATTATTAAAAAATGAGGTGTTTAGAGTTAGAAAATGAGTTAATGAGTTGACTATAACTAATAAGATATTAATTATATTTGTATGGTTCTTCACATGATACCTCCAAGTAAAAAAATCTAATTAATAAAGTGAATGCTTGATGAACAAGCAGTTATTCCAAACAGAATCAATAAGAAAAGTAGAATCAACATGCTAATGCCCCATAAACAACCCTTTTCACTTTCACTATTATTAATTTCTTGACTTCTTTTAAAGATATTATTACTTTTACATTCTTTAGTTGTTTTAAATTTCACGTTTTTATTACTTCCTTTTGTTTAAAAGTTTACAATGAATTTTTGATTATAATAATATATTCAAAATAGTACTATCTAGTTTGATATGTCAAGCAATATTATTATAAAATTGGAATTCTGAGTTGTCTACTCTAATTTATTATATTTACCTATAAAAATACACCTCAAAAAATAGATTTTTCAGTCTAGCTTTTGGGGTGTACATTCCACACAAACATGTGATTATTTTGATGTTTCTATTAAACTTGTAATTTTAAATTTAAAGTCCCTAAAAAGTCCCTAAAATTTTATTTTATATGAGGTATTATTGATAATGATAAAGTTATAAACCTTGATATTATGCTGTTTTACTTTTTGAATGATAAGTAATTTTATGTTAAAAGTCTCCAGTTTGGATAC